CCGGTGTATTAAATAGCACGGGGCTTTCTAATACGTCATAAGCTAGGCCGGCTTGCTGTGTCCATTCCTGAATTGTCGCGCCCGCTGTTAGCTGTTGCCCTAACTTATGCCAAGGGGCTAACCCTGAATAAGCAATTGCTGCGTTGCCTGTTGTTGTGTCGATCATGTGTGCCATATCTATCCTTTCTAGGTTAATAAAAACCGGTTTTTTGTGCCGGTAAGAGAATTATACGTCATTTTTACACTTTGTACAATTTATTTACATTTATTTTTCAAATTGATCAAGTAACCACCACAGCGCCCAAAAAATAAGAATTATTGCAATTATCAAGGGGCCCCCAATTCTAGGCCGCAATCGCCCGCGATGTGATGGCGCAAAAAAGATCCATGCGGAAGGGTCCGCACAAAATCACGCAGCGCTACAGCATCATTAGCCGCGCCGTTTTTTCTGGTGTTATGCCATTGAATAGCCGTCGGGCCGCTCGCAGCATAGCAGCCGCCCTTTTCATCTTTTCCAACTTTCTTTTTTCCGGTGCCATGCGCAACAAAAACAACGACAAAATTCCGGAAAGGGCGCGCACACAATGGCCGGCCGCCGCCGCACTGCTGACAACTGAAATTGTCGGCCAATTCTGCGGGACAACGGGCAAATTGTACGCCGTGGATTTTACGCGGCCACTGATCGGCCGATTCTAAGGGCGCAGCATATACAGCGGGCCGGCCTAATTCAAAAGCGCGCACTGCTTCGGCCGTTGTGTCACAGCTTGCATTTATCACTGTTTTATTTGGCTGAGGGAAGGGCAGCGCCTCGGCCGTAAAATGTGAATAGGTCCAAGCTTGGCCACCACGTGGCACGCTGTCAAAAACAGCTTGTAAATATTCACTGTCAATTTGTGATGTGCCGGTTTCACTTTTAGGGTGAAGGCTGCAGCTTGTCGGGCACGTGCCATAGGTTTCATGTTCGCCGCTGCGATAAGTAACTGCTATTGGGCCGGTTTTGCTGTTCGCGCTAATTCTGACTGTTTTTAACATTTCTCTATCCTTTCTGTTGATGAAGGCCCTAGTATATCAACTTTAACGGCCTTTTGTGTGTGATATTTTCTAGGGGTTTTCACGCGTCGCACAATTAAGGGGCTGCTGTTTTCGTCCCATGGCATCACCAAAAAGGGCAAATCATCGGCCGACATAACGCGCATGAAATCGCGAGCGCGAACAAGGGAAGGAAAAGAGCGAACAACACTCTGGGAGTTGGGAAAGCACACGTCGTATTTGTAAATTGGCATTTTCTATCCTTTCTGGGTTAATCGTCGCGGTCGGTGTTCAACTCAAGGCGCGGGTACTCGTCTTCTATGAAACTGTCGTCAATATGAGCAATCCCTAAACGGGTGCCGGCATCCCAAATCAAAACGGGCAAATCTCGCGGCAAATTAGCGAGCGCAGCCGACAATTTGCCAACTGTCATACCCTTATTTGTTCGGGCATGCTTCAAAGCGCAAAACCAAACCTCATGCGCATCAGCAATCGACGAATAAACATCGTCCATCGAATCGCAAAATTCGCGGCTGCTGCGCTCGTCCGGATCAGCAGATAAAAAGCGAACTACATCCTCACGCGTAGCAACAGCAACAGCATGCTGATAAACGTCAAGAAAAGCCACATCATCAAAGCTTAAATTTTTCATTCTGCAATCTCCTGTAATTTTTTAAATGCTGCCTGTGCTTCTTCTAAGGTTTTACAATCTGTTTCGTATTGCTCATTTGGATCACCCCAATGATCTTCAATGTAATACCCCGCAAGCACCAAACCCATTTCTATATCTCTTAATAATTCTTTCATTTCGTCACCTCGCTAATGCTATCAATTCTCCAATCGCCATAACCCGCGTCTTCAAAATCACCACCATCAATTTCGCTTGCTTTATCCCATGCTTGCTGCTCGTCTTCAGCTTCCACTAAGACATAGACATAGCTAATGCATGCTGCATGTACTTTGTATGTTTTCATTCTGTCCCCTCCACTTCGCTATCAAATGCGTAAGTACTTGCTACGGGGCCTGACATTTCTTCCATGGCCTTGTACACGTCCACCACGACGCCCTCGTCGGTGCTGTGAATGCGAATTGAAAAACCTTTCACAGTAAACCAAGCAGCGCCCTCTGTGAGAACGTAATCACCGTCAACCAATTTTGTGTCCATCTCTCTATCCTTTCTAAGCACCGGATCAAGCACCGGCATTGCCAGTATAGCAAGGTTTTTGTACCTTGCAACACTTTTTTACATTTATTTTACTAAACCTAGGGTTTCCTCTAGTTCCCCCCAAGGCATACCACGCGAAGGCCAACAGCGAAAGGGCTCAAGCTTTATGCCCTCTGCAGCCAATTTCATAGCATCGCTCCCCTGATACAAGCGAATGGTCGAGGGGCGTAGTGTGTTACCCATGTCAAGCACAAGCACAAAGCAAGGCCTATCCTTAGCAGCATGCCGAGTCATGAAAGCAATTTGATGCGGACGCAAGCCCACTTTTAAGCCCTTGGCAACCACTTTCAATTCCATCAAAACAAAGTATTCCCCGACACCCACTAACATGTCAGGAATGCCAAGGTTCACCCGATTCTCAATGCGTTCAATTGAGCAATTGACAAGGCCGGCTTTCACCCTAGCCGAAAATCTAGCTTCAGGTGTCATCTGATCTCCCCAAATCTCGCTCAAAGATGTCAAGCGGAGGCTGCTCCACTCCCGCGTCGAATTCGGGATCTTTTTCTCTTGCTGCACTTTCAATCACCACTCCAGTGTCCGCATCGATCAAGGCAGTAGGTGGAGGCCCACCATACAGCTTTTTAAGCTCGTCAAGCTTGCGCTGTACCTCTTCCTTGCTCATGCTGTCAATTGTGCCGTGGCGGATCTCTTTGCGCTCCACATAGATCGTTCCCAAGGCTTGGCCCCTACGATACTCTGCTTGGACGGCTGCTGCAAATGCACCGGCATCCAAAGCTTTATCGCGAATGATCTGCAAATCGCGCATGTGGCGCTCGTAAGACGTGTTGTACTTGGATGCCAACTCAGCACGATAGGCCTGAATGGCCGCTACAACGTGCGGATTGATGTCAGGGTGGGTAAGCTTCCATGCCATGACAGAAGCGCTGGTGGACTTGTATCCGGCCCTTATGGCTGCCTCTTTCATGGTCACCCGCCCATCACCACTCACAAGCTCGGTAACAAAGGTCCATTCCTTAGGTGTTAGCTTCCTGCGCTGCTGCCGCAGCGGGGTTACTTCTGTGGTCATGCGCTTGCGCGCCTTGTCCGGCATAACCGGTGGAACGTTGTAAACGACTTTCTTAGCCATTAGCTGATTCTCCACAAGCGCCAACCATTGTCCACCTTGCGCAGCGTGAATACCCATTTGGGCTGATGCACTCGTGTGAATCGAAGGGCAGCCACACGACAACTCTCTGCCTGCTTGCGCACCCCAAACAGGATGCTGTCGCCCGCCTCCATATCCCCAAAAGGATATTTGGATCGATTGGTTGGCAGGGCTATTCCCTGATCAATGTGTACCATGCTTAACTCCCGTAAAAGAACTACCACGAGTATATCGCGTGTCGTCCCAAGAGTCAACCAACAAAAGCAATCAGGGCTCCCTATAGAACTTTTGGAGGGTGTAGTGTGTTTTTATTTTTTCACTTTTCATCTCGCGGAGCCCCCCTGAAAATATTACATTGAATCTCCAGACGTAATTTGCCGAATGCTCGTAACGTATTGATTTCATTCAGTTCTTACACCATTACGTCTATTACGCCAAATCTCACAAAAATAAAAAAAAAAACATACCTTACCCCTAAAAGGTCTATAGCACCTAAACCTTAGTATTACTTTTTGAACCATTTTCGCCCCTTTTGACCCTCGGTCCTTGGTCCTCGGTAAATGTTTCCCCCACCACTGTATATCCACCCAGTCCCATAATGCATCACACTAAAACCCCAAAACCTAGGGAAAACCCCTAGGAAATAGTACATTCAACGTAATTGACCTAACTAGATAAAAGCATGATAATAACCCTGTCTACTTAGACAAACACCATTAACAAAGAAAGGATAGTGACATGGGTAAATTACCACATACACCGGATAAACAGATTGAAGAGATCATGGACAATGCGCAGACTTTGCTTAACTTTTGCGGAAATACTTTTGCAAAACCATCGGAAGCATGGTACGGGTGCCTTGTCTCTGCAGCCATCTTGACTGCAGAATTAGACGTCCCTGTTGAAGTCTTTTTAGAAGGCTTTGAGCATGCGTACAAGGATGCTATGAAAGCCAAAGCAAAGGGAGCTTCTTATGATCACTAATGCGCACGATTACATCCCTGTTGATCGGATTGATCAGCGGTTGACGCCCTACAACACGGGGAAGGTGCAGATTGGTTTGTTGTATCAGCCCAAGCCTCCTGAGATGACGCAATCGGAGGAGCTTGTTCAGGCGGCTTTGATGGGATGGTCCTCGATCCATCGTCCTGTGCCCTTGTGGCCTGTGACGTTGGGTTCAATCATTGTGGGTCTTTTAATAATTTTGACTGTGGGGTAACCATGTACGAATTCTTGTATGAGTGTGACGAACTTGGATTGGCGCTTAAGTGCTTTTTTGAGTATGAGCCGGCTGAAGTTGGGTCGGTGGAGCCCATGTCTGGTTTGAAACTGGAGCCGGACTATCCGGAGGTGTGGACTCTTGTTTCTGTGTTCTTGCCTAACAGTGATGTGGACTTGAGCGGGGTTTTGCATCCGGATGTGATTTTTCGGATTGAGCAGGACGCACCTATTTATTTTGAAGAGATGAGGAACGTTGTATGACTGAAGATTCAAAGATGTTTTTTGATGTGGGCTATCGATTGGGATTGGCGGAGAAGAAAGCCGCGGCCCTTGATCGGTTGCTGCTTGAAGTGCTGATGGGTGACATTGATCCCATGCAGGCCATGATTGATCGTCAGAAGATAAAGGACCAATTTGATGAGCAATCTTGAAGATTACAGGCCTGATGTCAATCGTCCTGATTGCCATAAGTGCGTGAACCGCGATCCTTTGCCCATGACACATCACATCCAGTGCTTGCAACCTAAGGCTTTGATCTCTGGCAATGCGCGGGCAGCGCAGAAGGGTTGGTTCCATTGGCCGTGGAACTTTGACCCTATTTGGTTGGAAGAGTGCAGTGCATATGAGGAGAAGAAGGCATGAGTTATATCGTGGCATCACTGCCGCCCATGAAATGCTTTGTAAAACGTGAGTTTTTGTACAACGATCTCAAAGGCCATGGCGAGTTGGAGCCGGCAGTGTGGGTGAGTTTGAAGGCGCTGCGCGGTCAGGTATTCAGGATTGAATCCCTGCTGCCGCACTACGGGGCGCTGTACGACAAGCTGCCGATCCATGCTTATGTGTGGCACGCGGACCATGGTAATTTGCCCATTGACACCCTGCAGTTATGGGATTGCATGGGCTATCAATTCACCATCATTGAAAAGATTGGCCTGCGCAATCTTGGCGTGAAGTTCCTTGGCAAGGACAAGGAATGGCATTTCGGGCGCTATCTGTTCACTGTGGACTTCTGTGCTGACGGCATGGACTTGGACACAGGGTTTACAGAAACGGCCGAGGAGCACAAGAGCTTTAACTTTATGGCCTTGGACAACGGGCAGTTTGCCTGTCAGCCTAACAACCGGTGCCTCTGGTATGACCAGAGTCTTGTTCCTGCTGATACGAAGTTCCCTGACTTTCAAGCAGCGCAGAGGTTGTGGACAGTGGATGGCACACGCAAGTGGTCCGCGGGCGACGATTGGTTTTACAACATAGAGGAGAAATTATGAAAGAACTAAGCATTTGGGAGAAGGCCATGGGTTGGCGTAAGCGCCAGATGGTCATTGAGCAGCTTGAAGAGGATCCATGGGTCTTGTCTACGCAACGCAACTTGGTCCTTGAAGAGGTGGCCAAGGAGATTGAGAAGATGAAGGCTTTCGGCCCTGACACAATAGGCAGTTTTGCTGTCTACATAAGGAATATGAAAACGTGAGCTTCACAAAGCAACATTTACGGCTTGGAAGCAAGCAACATGTGCATCAATTACAACTTTGTAATAAATGCGAAGAGATGCGGCCACCGGAAGGTGGAATACAAATGAGTGCAGCAAGATGGATTTGCGCTTGCTGTTGGACAAAACGAGTAACAACAGGGAATTTAATACAACATGCCAAGGCCAAAACCACCCGAGCCACTGATCGGAAGACAAGTGAGGATGTCTGACAGACAGTGGATGATTTTTAACCAACTAGGAGGTGCTGAATGGCTGCGCAAGCAGTTAGAAAAGAAAGCACCAATGCCAAAGAAATATTATGACGTATTTACAAAATCAAAAGAAGCTGCAATTCCAAAATCAGCCCCCAAAACCTTTGAGTCAAGAACAACTGATGGCGTGGTGGCCTTTCACGAGACTTGACCCAAAGTTATTTCCTAAACCAACCCAACGCGATTTATCGCAATATGAAGAAAGTCCAATATGAAACGTAAAAACACAAAAACTGCAAAAGCTCGCTCATTTATGCAGAGTAATCCTGCCGCCTCGGTCAACGAGGTAGCAAATCGCTTCGGTTTAACCAAGCAATCCATTTATGTCTTGCGTAATACGATGAAGAAGGCGGGCTTTAATTTTCCTAAGAGGTCCGAGCAGTTAGCCACGCTTGCTCCGGCACCACTGAAGATTGAGATGTTTGACTTCCCTGATGAAGTAGACGCAACCCTTGACGCTCGGGCCGTGGAGTACGGCAAGTTTATCGAGGGCGCTGAAGTCATGCAGATGTTAAAACGTGTTGTACAGGCTGCGTTGAACAATCGTGACAAGACGTTGGCACATGATCAGGCCGAAGCCATGGACATGATCATCCACAAAATTGGCCGCATTGTGAACGGCAATCCTGACGTGGTTGACCACTGGCTAGATATCGCCGGCTACGCCAAGTTGGTAGCAGATCGCCTCGAAGGGCGTATCCGCTAATTATTTGGCCTCACCCCAGCTCGGTCCGACTTCCACATCGCACCGACTGGGGATTTGCATATTCACGCACGTTGCCATAATTTCTGCTGCACGCTGCGCTTCTTCCTTTGTCTTAACGCTCAATGCCAGTTCATCGTGAACCTGCAGCATGGGCATGATCCCCTCCCGAGCAAGAGCTACCATTGCTGCCTTTGTCTGGTCTGCAGCAGACCCTTGGATGAGGCGGTTCAACCCCTTGTAGGTGCCTGCACGCTTGATCCGTTGGCCGTATTCCATGACGGCTTGCTCACGTGGGAGAGCTTTGTTCACTCCCCACTCCATCGGCTCCCAAAGTGGGAACCGGCACTTGCGTCCGAGAAGGGTGCGGATCGATCCGCCTGATGCGGGATGCTCGATCCGTTTCATTACGGCATTGACTGTGCCTTTAAGGAACGGGACATTCCTGTGGAATTGATCGATAAGCTCTGACGCTTCGTCAAGGTTCAGGTCAAGCTGTGCTGCCAGTTTGTTCTTACCCATACCGTACATCAAGCCAAGGCCAATGGTCTTGGCAGCTTTCCTTTTGATGCCTGCCATATCGGCAACCATCTGGTGGAAGTCGGTGTTGGGGTCGTGCTGATAGGCGTCCACCATCTTGTCGGCTCCGGGTAAATCGAGGAGCGAAGCGTAGTGAACCAAGAGGCGTGGCTCCTGTGAGGAGAAGTCATTTGATGCCCACATCTCGCCGTCTTCGGGAAGGAACAGGCTGCGCACCATGGGGCCGATGATCTCGTGGCGGGCAGGGACCTGCTGCAGGTTGGGGTTGGCCATGGACAGACGTCCTGTAACGGTGCCGCCATCGTCTGAGCGCATTTGGTTGACGTGGGGGTGGATACGTCCTGTCTTGGCGCTGAAGTTGAGGTACGGCTGCAGGAAGGTGCTGTGCGTTTTGTTAGTCTCGCGCGCCTCCACAATCATCTTGGCAATCGGGTGCTCACAACCATCCAAGAATCCTTTTGTAAAGCTCGGTTGGCCGTTCTCGGTCTTTGCATAGGGCAGGTGCAGCTTGTCAAAAGCTAGGGCAATGCTTTGTGCGGCCCAGATATCGACGTTGGATCCGACAAGTGACTTGAGGTCCTTGTGGATTTGTTTCTCGCGGGCAATTAATTGGTCGATTAGCCGCTCACATTTAGGGCGGTCAAACCGGATGCCGCGGCTTGTCATGTTGTGCAGGACGGGGAAGGCTTCTGTTTCGAGGTTGAAGATGGATTCAACTTCATCCTGACGCATG